CGTCCTGGACGACTGCCTCTACGACAACAAATGGACCAAGGACATCATGATGCGCCTTCTTTTTATGAACGGGAGGCATTGGAAGATCATGTTAGTCATCACAATGCAATATCCTCTCGGCATTCCGCCCAATTTGCGCACGAACATTGATTACGTGTTTATCCTGCGCGAACCCTACATTGCCAACCGCAAACGCATCTACGAGAACTACGCGGGCATGTTCCCCACGTTTGAGAGCTTTTGTCAGGTGATGGACCAGTGCACCGAGAATTTTGAGTGCTTGGTGATCAATAACAATGCGAAATCCAACAAACTGCAGGAGCAAATCTTCTGGTACAAGGCGCAACAGCACGGCCCGTTCAAGCTGGGCTCTAAGGAATTCTGGGAAATCTCCAAAGATCTGCACTCGGATGATGAAGAGGAGAACTATGACCCCAAAAACTCTGGCAAAAAGGGGCCCAAAATCAACGTAAAAAAGAGCAAATGGTGAAATCTTGCTTTTGTTGCGAACAAAGCAAGTTTGCAATTTGCAAAAGCGCTTCACATTGGTGGAGCGCTTTTATCTCAATTCGGCCTCGGAGCTAACAACACTGCGTTTATTTCTCTCAACACGTTGGACAAGTCAAACCCGGGTGTATTGGGGTTGAATCTTATTATTTTGTTTCCACACGATTTGAGATAATCTTCTCTGATTTGCTCTTGAAGTGGGTCTCTGTCTGCATGTCCATTCTCATCGCATTCCACAACCAGTTTGTGGTCAACAAAACACAAATCAACACGATACTTACCCATAACGTGCTGCCGCTTGACATTCAAGACATTGCTGTATGCATTTGCAATGAAACCAACGGTTTGATTCTCAATGCACATTCCAAATTTGACAATTTTCACTTCTTTGCTCACGTCAACAATGTATCTGTTTCGCAGGTTGAATGAATTTTTGAATATTTCAAATGCTTCTTCTGTGAGCATGACTGTAATTTTGTTTTGACCACCATTTTGTTTGGGCAGATTCACTGTCCTGTTCTCAATGTAATGCACGTTTTCTCTGTAATTTTTCTTCAAATGATGAACCAGATTATGTTTCTGTTTTGCCAATGGCAACAACTCGTCCAAATTTCGGGTGAATTGCGATGGGTTCATTATTTATATGGAGTGGCGTGATTTGTTATGTATTTATATTGAAACATGTGACGGGTCGTTTCAATTTTTTTATTATTTTATTTATTCATAAAATACAATTCATCTTGCTTTCATGCAACATGAATTGTGATTATGAAAACATATATCGTCAAAACAACTTAAAAAGAGTCCGCCTATGCATAGTATAAACCCATCACCATGGAACCCGCAACACAACCACAGAAGCAGGAGCTGAACATTGTTGAGCTGATTGAGAAAAACCCCATCACCCGACTGTCGCAAGAATACAATGGCAGACTGTTGACGAAAATTCAGGAATCATTTACTGGATTTGAGCAACAGTTGTTTGTGAGTAGCTTTTATTGCTACTTGAACTATGATAAAAATATGGATTTCGTCGTTGATCTGGACAATGTCTGGAAATGGTTAGGATTTCAACAAAAGGTGAATGCAATGACCTTGTTGGAAAAACAGTTCAAACTTGACATTGATTACAAAAATGCGGATCCTCAAGAAACTCCCAAAAGTCATGGCGGTCACAACAAGCAAATCATCATGCTGACGGTTCGTTGTTTCAAGTCGCTGTGCCTGAAGGCTCAAACCAAAAAAGCATCGGAAATCCATGAGTATTACATGAAGATGGAAGAAGTTCTGCATCAAATTGTGGATGAAGAGACCGATGAACTCAAACAGCAATTGGAACAAAAGAATGCCGTCATCCAAGAAAAGGAATCCATGATCCAAGAAAAGGACTCCGTCATCCAATCCACGAAGAAAGAAAAGCAGCGCGCCGTGGAGCAAGCGATCATTGGCCAGTTCCCGTTAAACACGGAGTGCATCTACTTTGGCACCATTGACAACACGAATGCCGAAAACGAGAAGCTGATCAAATTCGGCCACACGAATGATCTTTCCACCCGCGTGATGGATCACCGCAAGAAATACCAAAATTTCGTGCTGGTCGCCGCCTTCCGGGTGCAAAACAAGGTGGAGATAGAGAACCTGATCAAGACGTATCCGAAGATCAAGCGCCACATCCGCAGCATTGAAGTGGGCGGCAAGAACAAGACCGAAATCATTGCATACGACAGCACGAACTTCACGATTGAGCGCCTGAAGAAACACATCGCCGACATCATTCATTCGCGCACATATAGCATTGACAATTTCAACCGGCTGATGCAGCGCAATGAGGTGCTTGAAGCCGAGAACCGTGAACTGCAAAAAACGGTGGCAAACCAGTCCCTAGAACTGACCGAATTGCGGGAACTCACGGCCAAACAGAGGCAGGAGCTGGAGGTGGTTGCGGCGGGTCACCAATCCGTCTATCAGAACGTGCTGCTGCCGGAGGACGAGCTGACGCAGAAGTTCAACGACTTCATCAAAGTGGCGTGCATTGTGCGCCCCGACGTGGAGGAGTCGTCGGTGAGCATGGAGGGCCGGTTCCGGCTGTGGTGTCAAACTAAGCCGACGAAGGAAACGTTCCACGCGCTGAAGAATTATCTGGACGTGCGGTTCAAGGCCAAGCGCATTCGCGGGGTGCACGGCTACCTTGGCGTGAAACTGAAAACGGTGGAATACAAAAAAATGCCAGCATCGGATGTATCTATGAGCCCGAATGTGGATACATTTTTGTTTGAACGGTGCCAATTTTCGGACTGTGGCAAGATTCTGAACTCGGTTTTATTAAAAGAGTACCAGAAGTGGAAACAGTCGGTTGGACTGGCATTGACCGAGACGGACATGAAGGATTTGAAGGCGTATTTGAATGCGTCGCCGCATGCGCTGAAAGCGACCGTGTGGTCCGAACAGGGAAGCAACGAGGGCTACTATGGCGTGTCATTGCGCGAGGATTATTATGCCATGACGAACGCAGTCACCAACAACCCAATCTGCACATCAACCACTGGCAAAAAGGTGGAAAAGAGGGAAGCAACCACCCACCAGCTGCTGAGCTCATGGCCCACGATTGCCAGCGCGGCGTTGGCGGAAGGCGTATGCGCCGCGAAAATGAGCCGATACGTCAAGACCAAGACGGTCATTGCCGATTATTACTACTGTAATGGGGGACATACGTCCCCCCTTTAACCCCCCTGGTCATTGGATCATGGATTCGGATATTTAATGTGAGTAGAATTGAAATACTAATCCCGCTGGATTTAATGTGAGTAGAATTGAAATACTAATCCCGCTGGATTTAATGTGTATAAAATTGAAATACTAATCCCGCTGGATTTAATGTGTATAAAATTGAAATACTAATCCCGCTGGATTAAATGTGAGTAGAATTGAAATACTAATCCCGCTGGATTAAATGTGAGTAGAATTGAAATACTAATCCCGCTGGATTTAATTGGTTGTGTTGGTTGTGTTGGTTGTGTTGGTTGTGTTGGTTGTGTTGGTTGTGTTGGTTGTGTTGGTTGTGTTGGTTGTGTTGGTTGTATTATTTCTTGAATTTCTCTCTAATTTGAAATTCAAGAACCCCAATACATGTGTTAGAATGATGCAAATGATGCAATACGTGTGTTGGTGCATCACACTCTAAGAAAAGCCGGCAGCATCATGCGCGAATGAATCGTTGCGATAATAACATGAGTCCTCCGAAAATGGAGAGATTCTTTGTGAATGAAATCATTTCGGATGGATCTGTTGGAAAATGAAAAATTAAAATCGTCATTGCGGTAAACGCTGCCAACCCAATCGTCGCAATGTACGCATATTCTTCATACTTGTTCGTGTAGAGAGAATACAGGATCAGTAAACTTCCCAGTGTGAGTAATCCAATGACTCCAACAATTGCGGAATCGTATATGATTGAAACCAGCAACTTACTTGCGTTTAATGCCCGTTTGAAATGCGCCAAGGCTGGAATGCTGATCAATGCAATGCTAATGAGAATAAACAAAGGCGCATTCATTACCTGGGTTGCATTCTTTGACATGATCAGAATGACATAAAAATAAATAATTGCGACAGCGATCGCTGCAATAAATGTCGGGTTGAGTTGAATTGCGTTTATTTTTGTCTTCAAGAAATCAACTGTGCCTTGGAAATTTATAATTTTATTTACACCGCCTGAAATAAATATAAACAACAGTAAAAATGCACTGAATGTGATCAATCCGTTGTTCATTTTATTTGGGAGTTGGTTGCTTATTATCGACATATATTTTATTTGTTTTTGAATTTCTCTCTAATTTGAAATCCAAGAAACCCAAAACATGTGTTAGAATGAGCCAACCTGTGCGTTCATGCACCATCTGTTGCCATGTTTGACAAAATCAATTTTGTAAAACGAGAGAAAATGCATAAGTAATAAATTAAATCCGGATTGTATAATTATTATTTATTCTTTTTGAGTAACATATAACACTCAAGGGAGGGGTGGGGGGAACCGTATGGTTCCCACTTGGATGCATTTAGCGGCCTTGGTCATGATGACTTTGCCCGGGGTTTCAGTGCGCCGCACACATTTGATCGGCAAGTAATTGACGCCGACATTTTGAAGAGTGCGAACGCCTGGTGCCGCGCGTTCCTTCACCAGCGTGGCTGCGCGGTGAATGACGTCGCTGTCGTA